TTTATCAACAGCTTTTTGTAATTCTTCTAAATCTATTATTTTTGCAAATGGAGAAGTAGAACTATTTTTAAGTCTTTTAGAAACCATATCTACAAGATCTGGCATTTCATGTTGTAGGGATAATAATATTCCGGGGAAACTTTCTAGTTGAATCATCTTTTTACAAAAGTCGTCACCTAAACCTCCAAAGAGATTAAGTGTACCCTCATAACTTATACCCATGTAAAGTATAATTGCGTCATAACTATTAAGTTTTTCGCCTTTATCTAAAATTGTAACATTTTTATAACCAGCATTTATACATTGATTTAATACTTTATGGGCCCATGCGCCATTATGGTTTGATATTCTTTTTGATATTGCGCCTGAAAGACCATCAATACCTATTTTAATACCTTTATCTTGGATTTTATCTATTAGTGTTATCATATTATTTTGTTCCTGATGAACCAAATCCGCCTTCTCCTCTTGTGGATACTGCCTCATATAAATTATTTTCTTCTACTAGTTCTATTGATGGATCACCTAAAGGTAATAGTACAAACTGAACTATTTTATCTCCAGCCGCTATTGTTTGGTCTTCTGCACTTACATTAGTTAGATTTATGTGTAGTTCTCCTTGATAACCACAATCAACAACACAAGCTCCTACATGTAATCCTTTTTTAGTAGCCACTCCAGATTTATTAAATGCTATTAAAGCATATCCTTCAGGTACATTTACTTTGATTCCACTTGGAATAAAACAAGATTCTCCTGGCGATAATTCAGTTTTACAATCGTAATCATTTGGTATAAAAAAATCTACACCTGCATCTGTTGAGTTTGCCCTTGTTGGCGTTTTTACGTCTCTAATTTTTGTTATTTTCATTATTTTTTCTCCTTGATATAGTTGTCTAGTGCACCAATATAGGCAACACAGTCTAATAAATTGTCTTCTCTATAGTTATATGAATGCCTGGATAGTTTTAAAGCTACTAGAGCTGAATACATATCTTCTGCATTAAAGTCTTTTCCCGTCATGCCACTGGCTATTTTTGCAGCACGTTCCATACCTTCACTAAAAGGTCCGTATTTTCTTTCTTTTTCTTCTGATCGATTATGAATTATCTCATCAGCTCTTTTAAGTATTGATTCTTTCTTTTTCATATAAATAACTTTTTTATTTGTTTGTTTGTAAAGTCTACTAATTCTAATTTTGTCATACTTTTTTGAGGTAAAAATATTTTTTCTTTGTCTATATAATCTATCGTTACTTCAGGTTTTAATATCCATTGACTATTTTTTACGTCTACTAATTTAGTACGAACCTGTTTAGATGCGTCCATAAGTATATTATCTCTCATATTATAGTGCATATCATATAAATGTAAACTGCCTGCTTGATGGTAGTATGAACCTAGTTCTAGGTCTGGATATATTTCTCTTAGTTCATTTAGCATGAGTTGTTGGAAAAGTGCAAAATTAAATATGTCGTTACACATACCAAATATAATATCATTACTTCGCATGTTAACTCCTAAGTGTAATTTATTATCTCGAATAAATACTTGAAGATATTGTGTACATGGAATATCGTGCCAGTTTTTTGTTTTATGATAAGGTTGACCTATTACAATTGTACATCGCCTAGAGTCTTTATCTTTTTCTAACTCTTTCTTGATCCAGTCCCATTGTTGACCGAGAATAAAGCTACCATAGTTAGATTCTACTTCATTTTGTCCATCTTGTATTCTAAGCCAGATACTTGCACACTTACCAATATTATCTACTCTTTTATTTCTAGATAAATACCATAAAAATTCCATTATAGCATAGTTTATATTAAACTTTCTAGATGGAAAACCAATACCTAGCATTGTAGGATCTGTTAATTGAAAAGATCTAAATAATAGTTCTGTTTGTTTACTTCCATTACTACTAACATCATTACCAAAATAGGTAAGTGCTTGAAGTTCTGATAAAAATAGCTCGTGAAGACTGCTGAATTTGTTCATATAACCCTTTTATTTTTTTTATATAACTAATATAATAAAAATAATTGAGACTATAAAACTTTTTTATGATTATTTTCATTATTATTGTAAAATTCTTGTAACTGTTTTGCTCTATGATATATAGTTTCTAGTGTAGTATTTTCATTCCATTCTGAAAATTTACCAACTAGGTCTATTCCAAGTACTTTATTTATTGAAAGATTATCTGATATTTGTGTTGATTCAATATATTGTAGTATTTTATTTCCGTCTATATCTTTTTGATATATATTTCTCATTGATTCAAAAATTATTTTATCAAGGATATATGTTTTTTTAAAATATGGTTTTCCAGTTACCAATACCTGTTTATATATTTTTGATATTGTTTTATCCTCACTGTTATCTAGTGAACATATATAGATAAATCTATCATTGTGTGGTAAATTAAATCCTTCTAGAGAATTATTGTTTATAATAGAATCTCTAATATTTCCACTTAGGTCTAATTCTGCTAAATCAATAATATTCATAGTTGATATTATACGTTCAAATGGTAGGCTTTCTGATTCCAGGTGTATGTTTCCTGATGTTTCTATAGATTTTATTGATGAATCAATAGTGTTTTTATTTACACTTTCTTTAATTTTTAATAAAAATAGTTTATAACTTTCTTCAGGACCAAAACCATTAATACTAACATATTTTTCATATTTTGAATATGAATTCTTATATGATTCTTCAGTTATTACTTTTCCCCTGGTATATAATGAGTATAATTTGCCAAAGTTTTTAGGTTGAACTGATGTTTGTTTTCCTCTGTCATCGTAAAACCTTTCTAATTCTGATATTGTTACATTTTCAAATTCGCCCTTTACAATATTTAGTAGTGAAGGTTGTATTATTTCAGGTCCAGCATTATAGTCTAAGTTATCTAACGTTTTGTGCAATATTATTTTAGTATCAAGTAAGTATGACAAAAACCAAGATGCATTATTGTTTCCAAGTATATATTTCATATTAGGCGACAAACATTGCAGATTGACTAGCATAGTAAGTTTTCCATGGTGTTTGTGATACAGGGTCAATTCTAGACATCGTTACCTCAAACATTATTGAACAACTTTTTATTGCACTATATCCTGAAATATTACCATATGGTCTATGAACAGCTATACCTATTGCACTTGAGTTCCAATTAGCAACTGCATTAGTTGGATCTCTATGGGGAGGGAAAAAAGCTGGAGCCTCTACGTGTGATTCAGAAGTCATTGTATCTGTAAAAGATCCAGTTACAATAGTAGGTGGAATTGTAGTTCCATCATGTGCAAGTGGTAAAATAATACCATTCCTATATACTGCTATTTCTCTTGCTTTCCAATTCCAAGATAATGTTTCACCACTACCAGAAGTAATACCCGTTCCTACTTTAACTGCTGGGCCGTTATGTGCAGGCCAGAATGGAGCGGAAGCATTAGGGTTTGGAGCAGAACTATCAACGTCTTCTGGTAATACACCTAGAGTAATAGAAGTTTTTCTTTCTAATGGTACTATAGGTGGAGTAGGTGGATTTGTACCAGGATCATATGAAAATGTTAAATATGGAGCATGTAAGTTTTGTCCATTTTTTGACATAACAGCTGATTGAGACCGTGGGCCTTGCCAATTTGATCCTGAGTGAAATGATATCATTACTGCAGAATCATACTTAGGTACTGACATACTTAATACAGGTTCGTAAACAAATCGTGCTGGAACTGCAGATGGTGGGGCATATGCACCAGCGTTATTATTAAATAAACCTGGATTTGATAGTGTAGGTAATACAAATTGTAGTGCACCGTCATTTGCTGGAGGTCTAAACGTAAGAAATCCATGGATACGAGGCCTACTATCTGGACAAATACATGGACTAGTTTGTTCTAATAAATATGGTATTACTGTTCCCCAAGTATTAGAATGTGACGATGAAAAATTAAACCTATGAGAACCTATACTTGGAGGATTAAGTCCTTGTGCTATACTTATTCTATTTTGTGCTGCAAGGCCTTGACCCATGGCAGCTCCTCCTACAGACTGACTTGTTAACGTGTTTCCAGAATATAAATATGGCCAAAACATTGTACCAGCAGGAGTAAATTCTCCCATTATACCTTGAAGAGCGTCATCTGTTCCAATAGCATGTAAAGAATTAGCAAATTCATATGGAGAACCACTCATGTAAACAGACCACGTAGCCTCTGTTGCAGTTGGGTCTATCATTCCTTTAAATGTTAATGGTGTATTACCATCTAAATTTTGCATAAATATATTATTACTATAAACCTTGGTACCGTCAGTACGGGTGTGAGTAATTGCAGGGTGAGATGTACCAAATCCACTAGCAGTATGTATTCCTAATATTGATCCGCTAATTAAAGATTTGTTAAAACTTACCGTTACTTGATCTGAAGCATTACACACTACACTATATGTATCTTCATTTATAAAGTGCATACTACCACTACTAATAGTCCATTCATATACGTATGTTGAGCACATATCTTGTTGTATTTTAGTAATTGGAGAAGATAAGTCTCCAATTGAAGGTTGTGGTGCAGGTGGTAGTGGAGAAACAACTGTCCAAATACCTACCCCTTCAGCATCCATTCTTAAAGATGCATCATGTCCTGGTTCTACACAATAATTTATATCTGGGCCAGCATTTGCCGATGCTGAAACCATTTTTACAAATACAGATGCACTATATTCACAAGGCCCATTCATTATTGAAACACTGGCTGTATATAACCCAGAGGCTGTAGGATGATTTAGGTATACTTCTGTTGCAAATGAATTAGAAGTGGCTGTGTTAAAACGTAAAAGATTTGCCCCTTCTATATATATTTCGTCAGGTGCAACATTTCCATTAAAACCTGGTATTGCGTGAGGGGCTGGAGCACCATTTCCTCCAGCAATACTCCAAGTGTATGCTCCTAGGGTTGGGCTTGTTCCAAATATAGAACTAGCAGCTAATGACATTGTTGGATAACATTGTACATTAGTAATTCCTGCATTAAGGCCTGGGTTAAAATATATTATTGCAGATTGACTAAATGCAGGACAACAACCAGGGGTTAATACTGATTCAGGGTTGTGGCCTTGACTCATACTTGGTTGACCACTAGCGTCATTTAAACAATCAGAATTTGCAGCACTTGCAGTCATACTAATTATAACACTTCCATTTGCCATTGTTGATTGATCTGCCGTAAACGACTGGCACCTAGGTTTATTATCTGCAAATGTTGATAAGTCAAATACCCCTAAATCACTAGCATTAAACTCTAAAGTATCATAATTACATGGACCAAACACCTCATCTAAACATACTACTGGTGTAAAAGTTGGTTGGCAATATGAAGAAGATGAATTTGCAAATGGTTGTTTATTTAATTGTAATAAAAAACAACATGAACTAGAAGCTTCTAAATCTGATCCCAATAGCAGTGTTTCAGTATAACAAACATTAAATTCTTGTGGTAAATTACTAGGAAAACATCCTGATCTTGTAAACTCTAGAGATGCAGAAAAAGAGCCTTCAAGTGTTCCACTTACAAAACTTATATTACCAACTGATGTTTGGTTTCCATTGGCTCCTAGCATTAAGCCATTACCACTACTTAAGTTTCCAGTGCCTGCTTCAGAAGAAGTATTTGCTATTCCACCCAGAGTTGAAAAATATTTGTAGTTTATATAGAATGCAGACCAACCTACACCACCTGTAACGGCCATGTTTCCGCAATTACCCATTTTTGTCCTATGTAATACAAGTTCAGATGCACCATGTCTACTAGCACTTACATCAGTAAGCCAAGGTGTATAATCTGCATGGGATGAACTATTATTTATATGTTCAACTAGATTATCAATCGATACAGATACATGGGATCCAGTAGGAGCAATTATTCTAGTTTCAGCATTACCTAAATTTGCGTTAAATATTTCTGGACTATTTGGTACACTCGATGCTCCAGATCCTGAAAACGCCAATGCCATCCAAAATTGATTTACTCCAGAATAACCACCTGGATAACCAGCTGGAGGGGTAAATGGAACTGCAATGTCTTGTCTAGCAAAGAGTACTTTTGATAGTTGAGATCTAGGTAAAAGTTGTTGACCAGATATTGTTTCTGTTCCATTAAATGCGGATGCTGAGTCATGCATATGGGTTAAATCTAGCCTAATAGAACAAGTACAACATCCATATTCCTGGTCAAGAAATAAATTAAGATTTCCATCTAAAGCCGAGGCTGATTCACTTGCAAAACTTATTAATGGTTGAACAGATCCTTCAGCTGGGTTGACATCTGATACTGTCCAACTTTTTATAGTGTTTGGCAACGATTCTGATCCAGAAAGATTCATTTGAAATGAATTTGAAACACAAAAAGACATAGTACTATTACAAGGAATTTCAAATATACTTGCACTTGGTGCACAACTACAAACATCGCCTGTAAAACCTCTAACAACTATTCCATTTTCTAATTGATAACTATTCGTTAAAGTTGTTAACCAGTTTACCGCTACAGAGGCTTGCTCTTCTTGAAAAGATAAGGACGTAACTGTTACATATTGGTATACGTCATTCATCCAAGAAACTAGTTTTGTTCCAGGAAAAACATCATAAGCATTAACATATGCATTACCTATACCAGGAGCAGTATTACCAGAATACCATTGTAGAATTTGGTGGTCGTCATCACAAATAAAATCAAATCCATCATCTGTGTGTATCTTTTTTGTTGGGCCGTTATTTGCAGAACTTCCACTACCTAAAAAAAGATATAATAAATCAACACAATCATTATTTCTATCCTTTGATTGTACACTTTCAGATACATAAAAAATACTACAACTAGCATTGCCTCCAGCGCCAACTGGTCTCCATGGCCAGTTATGGAGGCTATTCATTACACTTTGGGAAAGTTGTACTGTCGTAAGATCTCCAAAGTTGGTACTTAAAGATGCTGAAATGTCACTTATACACATATATATAAATATCGTATTAAAACAATTTAACGCTTAATCCAATCTTCTAATTCGCTGGGATTAGGTATTCTAATGTTTTGGTTGCATTTGTCACAAAACCACCTTGCATTATTTTTTTCGTCAAATTTTATTTGTTGTTGTTTATGTTTACAGTTTTTTTGGAACTCTTCTATTTCCTTCTGGATTTGCTTTAGCTTTTTTGACAATTCGCCTATATCTATCATGAGTTTTCTCCTTAGTGGTTAAACCTACTAATTCTTTATAGTATAACTCTTGAATCCAATCGCTATGTAATCTCACAACTTCCTCCTGTACATGCTAATTCTCCAGAAAGATTTGTATTATCCTCTACCTCTATAACCGTTGATAAATCTATATTTGTAAGGGATTCTAACATTTTATTATATTTTTCCTCTGTTATATCTTCAAATGGAGCTTGAGTATATGTTCCACCATTATATGGTAGGACTGATAATCCATTGTATGATTCTCTATTTTCCCACATCCATTCTCCTGCTAATTCCCAATCTTCTTCTTTAAGAGAAATAGTTGCCGAAACATTATGGGTATTTGATCCTTTTCTGTGGCCAGGATTAACCCATTCTTGAGCAACCTTTTTAACTCTTTCTAATAGTTGGAAAGGGGATTCAGTTCGTAATATAGATCCTTCAGGAGCTTTTTGAGGTACTGATATAACAGCAGTATCATGTGGTCTGAAGTATTCGTCTTCTACTAATTCAGGGTGGTTAGCTAAAAGATGTTTATATATGGACTCATTTTTACCAACTCTAATCCTACGTATATAATAATCATTGTGCCATGCATGAATACCAGAACTTGTACCAAGAACTAAACTTGTTGTTCCAGCTGGTTTTACAGTTGTTGTTCTAGCTGATTTATTTATTCCAATTAATTTTGCAACCCTTGAGTTTTCTCTTTTTACTGCGTCAGCAGCTTTTTTCATATCATAACCTAATACTGTTCCACTACCGATACCAGTCATTGATACACCAATAAGGGCTTCTTTTTCAGTTGTTTCTCTCCATACATCTCTAAGGTAATGAAATTCTGTATATCCTGCTTGAAGTGTTCCTATAAAGGATGCTACCTTTACCCTTTCATTTAAGTCTTCTTGGGATTCTATATCACTTGCATTTACTTCACACAAGTTACAAAACTGAAATGGTCTCAATGCAATTTCACAACATGGATTAGTACCCCAATCTTTATCATTGTTTAGGTATATACCTGGTTCTCCAGCCCCTGATAATTCTACACGTTTCCAAATGTCCATAAAAAAGTCTTTTGTTATTTTATGTCTCATTAAGACTGCAGAATTATTAGCTCTACCACGCTGTGCATTTAATTCCCACCAATTACCAGATTTACAACCAATCATTTGGTCATCATCTGCATTAAATAGACTAATTAAAGCTGCACGTCTAATACCACCGGCCAATACTGCATCTGCTATATGACAAATCATATCGTGGGCTTCAAGAGTTGAAAGGTGATCCCCTGTTTCTTTTGCATCAAGCATTCCAGTTAATTTTAATATACATTCCTTTAGTGGTTGAGGTCCTGGAGCTTTACCACCTGATGTAACTAACTGGGCTCCTTTTTGTCTAATATCTGAAAAATCAAATTCAACCCTACTACCGCCACCATTCATATATGACTTCATAAGAACTTTAATTGCATCTGCCCAACCTTCAATAGAGTCTCCAATTAAAAATCTTCTTTTTCTTTTGGGATATGGTTTTTGTATTACAGGAAGTTTTGCAACATGATGTCGCTGTACAGAATATCCAACACCTGTTCCACCTAGCAGTAAAAACATTGTTTCAGAAAATGCGTCAATATGGTCAATTGGAAGATATGCACAATTATAAACTCTATTGGGACTTATTTCAATTGGTTTGCCACCAAACTGTAGGCTTCTCATTGAAGGAAGAACCTTTTTATCGTATACTAATTTATACTTTTCTTGTATTTCGTCTTTTAATTTTGGATATGTTTTAATATGCATATTCATGTTACGCGTTACTAATTCTTCCCATGTCTCTCTTCTATTCAGCTCAGGTACATATTTTGCGTACTTCATATAGACTGTTATATCAGATAAAATTTCATTTGATAGTTTCATATTTCTCTTCCTTTATTCTGTAAGTTATTATTGAAAAAAATAACTGGCTGCTAGACCAGTTGTACTAATAAATATAGATATATACATATATCAATTCATTTCGTCGAATTTCTTTTTCATCATTTTTCTTAAATATTCATTATGGTTATCCATTTCTTTTGTTGTTTCTTTTCCTTGTATTGATGTATCTACATATATATCTATTTGTCCGTTTGATGCATTCATTTTACTAGGAAAAGTAATACCATCAGGACCAAATCTATTTTTAATAACGTGCCATCTACCAGTGTTTGCAAGTTTATCTTCTATTTTTCTACTTAGAGATAATACAAAATCAGCAGTCATAATTTTTGAATAAGATTCTGCAATTTTTTCTGCTCCAATAATATCATCTTCGAGTGCAGATCTATTTGCTTGAGATGCCGTCCATACAGGTATTTCATATTCACCAGCTAATCCACGTAAATCTTCATAAATATTACCAAGCTCTAATCTAACCTCTTTACCGTGGCCACGCAATAAATCTGCATAATCAACTATAACTAGATCTGGTTTTTTACCATGGGCCATACATCTTTGAATATGTGCTGATATAGTATTTACTGTTGCAGCTTTTGTTGGGTAATATTTTACTATTAAATCACCCTTAAGTGTTTCAACTTTTTTCTTAACTTCATCAATGTTATATTTTAATTCTTGTGCTTGTATTCCTGTAAACACTGAATCATATCTTAATCCTACATATGCCGCATTTAGTTCAAGCGTATAATGTATTACGTTTAAGCCTGCTTTAATGGCATTTGCACCTACATTTACAAGGGCCCAAGATTTACCAATACCAGCAGGAGCAACCATTACGCCTAGTTCTCCTTTACCTAATCCACCATCTGCTATATCATCTATTGCATCCCAACCTGTAGTTACAGTATTTCTAACAGAGTCTAAATATCTTTCATCTATATGTTCAGCGTATTCATGGCCTACGTCTTTTTCTACTCCAGCTTTCATAGCATCGTCAACTTTATGCTTTATACCGTCATAGTCTCCTTTATTTAATAATTCAACCGATTCAATTATCGCCTTTTTTAAACATTGATTTTTACAAAACTCTAAGGCCTTTTCTTTTACAAAGTCTAAGTCTTCTGCATCCATTTCTTTAAATGCTTCCTTTATATTATCTGCAATAGATTTTTTAAGTAATTCATTATCCATTTCTATAATTTTAACCTTCATGGCTTCAATAGTTGGTAATGAATTATATTCTCTGTAGTAATCTTTTATTATGTCTAATATTATTATATTTGCTTCTGATTCGAAGTATGAAGAATCTAGTATATCTGATATTTGTTGTAAAAATAACTTATCCTTAAATAAGGCGGCTATTAATTTTATTTGAAAGGCATATCCAAAATCGCTTAACTTATTTACTTTCATTATTTATTTCTTATTGCAAATGCATTTAATGTTGAAAAGGTATCCTTTAACCATAATTGAGGATTTTTTATATTCATATTTATAGAATCTTCCAACAGCATTTTCATAAAATTTGGTTTGACAAGTTTTGGTATATCTTGCTTGCAAATATTATTTATAGATTCTTTAGATCTACCAGATATATCAACCTCTTCTAGTTGCATTAACTTATGGTTTAGTTCTAACATATCTTTACTACTTAAAATAGATTCTGATAATTTTGTTCCATCATCGGCTGTTTTTATGTGTTCAAATATATCTTCTAGTTTTATTTTTTTATCTTCGAATAATATAGGTAATCTTTTTTGAAGTGTTTTGGTACCTGCACCGCGAATTCCTGGTATATTATCAGAGCTATCACCAGTTAAAACTCTATACATTAAGAAATTTTTAGAATCTATATCGAATTCTTCTTTTATTGTATCTTTAAAATAGAATTTTTTCTTAGTTGGAGACCAAACCTGTACTCGTTCATCTATTAGTTGTAAAAAGTCTTTATCTGTTGACATAATAACACATTGACTTTTAGGATATACTTGTTGAGAAATATAAGCCATGGCGTCATCAGCTTCTATATTTTCTATAGACATAACACTAATAGGCAACTGTTCTAAATATTGAGATAGCCTTTGTAGTTGTTGTGCCATTGCTACTCTTTCGTCATCAACACTATTAAACTCATTTATTCTAGTCATTCTATGTTTAACTCTACGAGTTGCTTTGTAATCTGGAAATAATTTTCGTCTTCTTTGGCTACCACCTTTTCCATCAAAACAAATAATAACCCTAGTAGGCTTTATATTTCTTATAGCATAACCTATAGACATTAGAAATCCAGTGATACCACCAACATGTGTTCCATTTTCATTGACAGTTGGTACTACAACAAACGCTCTTATAAACGTATTTAATCCATCAATGATTAGTATTCTGTCATTTGCATCTTTGGGCAATTCCTGCTTTTCCAGGCTTGCCAACATATTTAGGTATTTTTTATTCATATAGTAATATAATCAATTTAATTGAAGTAAAAAAATTCTGGGTGAAAAGTTATTAACAAAAATAAAAGGCTCTTGGTTGGCTAAAACAGTCTTTATCATAGTGAGGACTTTTAACCTTGACGCTCTACACCACGGGAAGGTGGCCTTTTTTCGTAGAACATAGGAATAACCAAACGTAATGTGTTTAGTCACTACGCTTGGCTTTTCCATTTAATTAACCTGTTGGAGGAGTTTCGTCTGTATGTTCTAAATCATCGATTCCAAAATTATCTAATTTGTAATCCATTATAACTTTATCACATATCTTCTTATACACTTCTTCCTTTAATGTTGGGTCAGCTTCTAACTTTCCATTCCAATCTTTTGAAAGGAATTTAATTTCTTCACCTGAATCTCTAGTTAAAGTATACCAACTACCACCCTGCTTAATCATTCCATAGTCTTTTAGAATTCTCAACCATCCACCTAAATCATCTATTCCAGATTCAAAATAAATATCGAATTCAGAAGTTCTTAATGGTGGACCCATTCTGTTTTTAACAACTATACATTTGGTCTTGATTCCAACAACTTGGTCTTTTCCATTAACCTTTGCTTTAATTTGACCTGCTGCTTTTAATCTTAGTCTACAAGACGCATGAAATTGTAATGCCTTTCCACCACTTGTTGTCCATGGGTCTCCAAACATTACACCAAGTTTTTGACGCAATTGGTTTGTAAATATCAAAGCAATTCTCTGGCGACCAATCATGTTTGTACACTTTCTCATTGCCTTTGAAATAACAATAGCTTTTCCAGTCGACCAACCGTCTTTACTGTAATCAGCTTCTTGCTCTACTCTAGTAGTTGCAGCTGCGACTGAATCTACAACTATAGTTACCAGTCTATTCTTGTCGCTTTCTCTAACTTTACTAATGATGTTTTCTATAACTTCAAATATATCTTCAACTGTTTCTAATTGAATATACAATAGTTTTTTAGTATCAATACCTAAACACTCAAGAAATTCTTCATTTACTGCATTTTCAGTGTCTATAAATACCGCCAATCCACCTTTCTTTTGTGTGTTTGCAAGTATTTGTGCAGCAACTAAAGATTTTCCTGAAGCCTCCATACCAGTTATTTCGGTAATTCTACCAACTGGAATACCACCATTAGGTCTATTAGCTATCGCAATATCAAGCATAGAAGAACCTGTTGATATCCACTCAGTTAAATCTGTTGGTGTTTCATCGGCTCCATCAAGAAAGTGGGCTACTTTAAAGTCCTTAAATTTCTTATTTAAGCTATCAGCTAATACTTCTGCTAATTTATCTCTATCTTGTCCTTTATCTACCATATCTATTAACTAAATAAATCGTCAAATGCTTTACTAATATCATCAGTTTTACCTACCTTTGATTCAGTTTTAGCTTCTGTTTTAGTATTTGATTTTTTAGAATTAGATTCCCATGGTAAATCACTACCAAGATCTTCACCATCTCCGTCTGGACTTAACCACGTTTCTAATGCACCTTTTAGTTCTTCATATGAAACTTTTTTAAAGATACTAAAAATTTCTTGTTGTCCACTAACAATTTTATCAGCAAGAGCTTTATCTTCAGTTGCTGGAGTTTGGTTTGGTTTTACGCGGATTGCAGTTTTTGGATATGTTCCTGCACCTTCTGACGGAGTAAATTCTACGACAATATCTCTACCATCTTTTAAACCTGTAATATCACCATAGTCTGGATCAGAAATAAATCCTAATAACTCTGCATATACTTGTTTACCGAATCCCCAAAACTTAACACCTTCACCTTCTTCGCCACGTACAATTACTGGTACATAAACTCTCATCTTAGGTTCTAATTTTTTAGAAAGTTTCCAATCATCTGAATTACCAGTTGATTTTAATTTTTCTGCGAATTCTACTACTGGATCAGATTCTCCATGAGTTACTGGTGAAAGATAGTTTCTTTTACCTAAGTCATAATGAAAAAATAATTCTAAGAACGGGTTATCCGTATCATGTTGGTAAGGTACTATTCTTACTTGATTTTTACCTGGACTTGGTTTCCATAAGCTGGAAGTCCTTGTTGTTTGAGACTGTAAGTCTCCGAGTTTTTTGCGTATTGCATCTAAGTCAATTGCCATTTTTTTTCTCCTGTTTTAATTATTATTTAGTTAATATAATAAAAATAACTCACATTATAAAACTTTTTGTAAGTTATTTTCATATTTTTTTAGGTACGATTGTACCGTTAATTCTTTTGCTTTTGCTTCAACTACCACATCAATATCTAGTCCATAGTCTTGAATTTCTTCTATGATATAGTCTGAATGGGCTTGTACTTTTATTTTGCTAACTTCTTTATGCATTTTTGCAATAGTTGGCCAGTCTTGTAGTGTATCATGCGTTATATTATTTTTAGACATTATATCTTCCATGATTAATGTTTGTTCTTGTCTTCTAGATTCTGAATAATGGGTACATTGTTTTACATTGCCCCAGGTTTTTGATGCAAGTTTAAGCGCTTGTTCTTCAGTCATATCACCGGTACAAAACTTGTGGTGGTGATAGTCAAATACTATTGGTATACCAACAATCTTGTATACGCCTTCATATAAATCTTTTACTGAGTACATACTAGCTTTATCGTCATTTTCTACTGTAAGTCTTGCTTGTACTGATGGAGTAGTTCGTAAATAGTTTTTACAAAATCTTTCAAGTGCAGATTTTTTATCGCCATACGCGCCACCTACATGTATATTTATTTTTGACATACGAGACTTTGGTAAACCCATTAAGTCCATAATTTCAGCAGATTTATTAAGTTCATTAATGGCATTAAGTACTACTTTTTCGCTTTTAGAAGCCAATACACAAAATTGACCTGGATGGAACGATAAACGTTGGTTATTATCCATTGCCAGTTTGCCGACAGCTTTTAGTAAAGCACATATTTCTTGATAATCTGGTAAATCTTTTAATTCGTATTCAGACATCCACGGCATCATATCACTAGACATGCGATATACCTTTATGTTGTTTTCATTATTCCAGTTTACAAGTTTTAGTAAATTAGTAATATTTATTAGTATTAGTTCAGAAGCATAGTTAATACCTTTAGCATCGAATGTTCTTCGTATCATACTTCTATTACATGATATGCCTTGTTCCGATAAAGCCATATTTATACACGCGTATCCTAGTCTTTTTGCCATAGTTTAATTTTTATATAGGTTAATATAATCAATTTGTTTTAAATAAAAAAATTCTGAGTGAAAAGTTATTAACATTATTTCCAAAATATTTGTATTGATACCAGTGTTGTTGCCAATACAAGTGATATTGCAGTTTTTGTTGTTATACCTTCTCCCATAAAAAACCATGTTAATAGTACAAACGAGATCATACCTGTTCCGAATCCTATAAATCTACCAGGCCATAGAAGGCCATCGAAATAATTTACAACATATTTTGTTGCAAAAATAAATAGATAGGAAATTATAGTTCCAAATGTTATCGATAAAATTAGTGGGTTTTTGTCAAACCATTTCCATAGAAATTGTCCGTTTGTTTGAATCCAGATTAGGGTCTGGCCTGCGAAGAACAGGAGTATTGCAATTGTTAATTGATTCATTTCTTAATTTTTAGTTGTTGCTGTTTAATTGTTATTTAATATAAATATAATAAAAATATTTCAAATAAAAAAATCTGAGGTGATTATTTTTCTAAAATTTTATTTATTTCTGTACGTATAAAATCTGTTAAAAGATCTTTTAGTTTTTCTTCGTCTTGGTCTCTTCTTGCAAGATGAGCATCAGGATCATATTTTGGTTTAGTAGAAACTGTATGTTTTCTACTTACCCTGTTTTTTGGTTGAAACATGTCTTCATTTTTCATACTATTTTTTAACCTTTATATAAATTACCTCATGAATACTTGTGTCTATTCGTCTTAGGCCCATATCATTTGTTAATAATATTGAGTTTCTATACCCTTCCCATTCTAATCTAAACGAGGTATCTAATATTCCATTATTATGGGATTTTATACATTCATTTAATGCATTTATAGTATATAGCGTATTTGTCTGTTTTTTTCTATGTAGTGAAATAGTATCTGGTAATATTACAACATCTCCACTTGAATCAATATTATAGGTACACATTAATTCTCTTGTATCATTTTCATTTTTTAATACAAATAGTTTATTATATAATATATCGTATGCTTGAACAACCTTATCGACTGTTTTTGATAGGGCTTTGGTATTTGTGAACGTACATAGTAATTGTGTTTTCATTATTTTTGACTCCTACTTGCTGCAACAGTTTTACTTACGCAGTTTTTAATTGCTTTACCAAAGTAAGATACCGCCTTGGTTCCAGGTGCAGCTAATCTATATTCATCTTTTATTAGTTCATTTTTATTTTTTCCAATAGTAATAAACTTTCTGTCTTCTGATATTTGTGCAGTATTTACTATATAAGATTTTAACGCCTCTTTGTCGCTAGGGTCTCCTGGGTATCCACTTTGTTCTGCTAAACACTTTCTTATATGGCTAGGTTTTGCACCCTTTATTCCCATTTGAGCTATAACTTTATCATCATCTTCTTCTTCCATATCTATATATGTTGTAAAATGAATATCTGCCATTACTCTTTCAATATATTTTTGTGTGTGAGGACCATTTTCTACCACAATACCATCTGCATCTGTTTTTGGGTAACCCTTTGCTTTATCTGCTTTTTCTATTCCTTCTACGACAGCTTTGTGTTGAATTGAAACAACATCTGACTCTTCTTGTTTTATTTTTAAAACTTTTTGTAATCCTGTAGAGCTATTTACTAACTCTGCGTGTTTCTTTAATTTTGCTTCTTCACCAACCTTAACAAATATTCTACCAAATGGGTCATATGCAATTTTTGGATAACTATTACCGTCTTCGTCAGTATTTACGTTTCCATTGGCTTTATGCCATTCCATATCAGCAGTAAACTTTTGAACACTTTGTAATCGTGTTTTTGTATCCATTTTTTGCCAAGTATCTGAAGTAATGTTAGAATCATTTAGCCACTTATTTAATTTAGAGTTATTTTTTAATCCTCTTTCAGTTATTTCTTCTAGTCTTTTAGATACAGCTACCTCAGCTAGCTTTACAAAATTATCATCTATGTTAATATTGGACACACTAGAAACAGTACTTTGTTTAAAGTTGGTTGTTTTATCAATTGCATTTTCTAATATTTTTATTAGATTCTCTGACTCAGGGTCTTCATTATTTTTAAGAGACCTAAACCTATTAGCAACAGTTGTATTAAAATGTGGATCTGATAAATCACTAGCCTTTTTATTTGTAATGTGTACTGTAAACATTCTACCTTGGTTATCTTCTCCAACAACATAGGTGTCATGATATGTTCTAAATTTTTTAAATGATTTTAATTCTTTATCATAGTATTTATAGTCATCACTACCTGGTTCAGAATTATCCCGCAATGATTTGATTTTTGATTCAACACTATCATCTATTTCAGCTGTTGATTGGACAGCTTCATAAGGTTTTGATGTATTCATTCTACTTTTATCTAATAATTCTCTAGTAGCTATTCCACCATCAAAGGCAACTTTTGCCCATTCTAAATAATCTTTTTCATTACCACCAAATCCAGACTTACTTTCAAAAACATTTGTAGAAAGTTTTTTTAATTCTACTTTTTCTTTTTTGTTTAGTTTTTCTTTTGACTCTAATAGTTGTTTTCTTTTTTCTTGTCTTGGGGACAACTTATAGTTTTTTATTTTTTCAAGCTCAGCTTGGGCATATTTTTCTCTAGAAATAAGATAATCTGCTGCTTCATCACTAGCTGCATCTAATCCTAAATCTTCTAGTATTATTTTTTCAGCTTTATTTGGATATCGACTTCTATTTCTTAATGTGTTTCTTTCTTCGTCTGATGCTGTATTTGTCAAAGCAGTTTTTACTGAACTCACATATATTGATTCTCCTTGACTTGCCTTTGCTCCTCCAGCTCCTGCAATACCTATATTTCTATCTTCTGCTAATTCATTTTGTATTTTATTTAGATTTGATATTGTTTTTGTTTGATCTGTATTTTTAGAATCTTTTTTTATATCTGCAGTTTTATCTGTTGTATTATCAGCCTTTCTTTCAAAATCTCCACCTTTAGCAGATAATGCTTGAGGGTCTATTTCTTGTTCTTGATCAGGTTTAGAATCATCTTTTTCTATAGGTTCTGCATTTCCATCTTCAATAGCCTTTTTCATGTTTTCTTTTGATTTAAAAACTACTATTTGTTTATCACCTTTAGTAGATCGTGCTTTAAAAACCTCAGCTTCTGTAAGCTGTTGCATGTAGCTTAGTATGAAATCTTCATTGTATTTTAGGTCTCGCAAAGTATCTTCAAGTAATCCCAAGTGATTTCTATTTTTTGGGTCAGGACAACCATCGTTTACACGCCAAGCCCAATCCCTAATTAAATTGTCTAAAAATAAATTTTTCATATAGTACCCTCAATCTATAAATATCAAGAAAATCTTAAAGAAACATCTTTTAGGTCACCATAATTAGAACCTACACTTATTCTTGTTGGATACTTCATTGCTTGTTTTATTTGCAAAACTAAGTCTTTTCCATCATCCATATCAAAATCAAATGTAAAACTATCGTAAGTATACAGTATAAATTTACTATTATAATCCTTTAATACATCAAAAACTCTAGCCATAGCTTCAGAATTTAATTCTGTTTCTGCTGATTGAATGTAGTAGTTAAATAGTTTTTGAGGATTCATTTTACCTATAACCGATTTCTTTACTTTTCTATTATATAAATATGTTTTATAATAGTTTTTTAACTCCCATTCTTCCCAAAATTTATAAATAAAATCATTAACTTTATTAAAAAATGGAATAGATAAAAATTCTTCAGGTATACCACCATATAATATTTGAAAACTTATTTGTTTTGCTTCAGAATATTCTTTATCCGACAATTTTTCTTTGCCAAAGTATTGTTTACCTAAATATTCGTGTATTGATGTGTCAGGTAAAGTATAATCTACCATTTCCGCTATTATTCTTAGGTGATATGCATCATAATCTAATTCTAATATAGACCCATTTTTAAATCTACTACAATACTTATTACGACTACCATCAGATTTATTTAAGGCTGCATAATTTATTTTATTAAATGTATTACTTGGCCTTCCTGTAGTTGTGTATGGATTATAATTACAGTATTCGTATCCATTTTCGGTGTATAGTCCAGAAGATTCTATATTATTTAAGTTTTTTAAATAATTTATCATTGTATTTACTTGAAATACTTCTGACTTTTCTGTTTCATTTATAACTTTAGCCATTTCAATTTGTAGTTGTTGGCAATATTCTATATGTTTATATATTGGTATTATTTTATTTACATTTTTTTTATTCCAATACATCGAGTACAATTTATTATGTGCTGGAGTAAGTTTAGCCTCTATTTTTTTATTATTAAAAAAATATGATAAGGAATTACAACAAACTACATTATTTAAAGCCATAAAATGATTAAATTGTTTAATATCGTGAACATATTTTATTTTAGCTGTTTCTATTGCAGCCATAACATCAATAATATCAAAATTTAGTAGTGCTTCCTCATGATTTATAGAAATATAATAATTTTGCATATTATTTAACGTGGATATATAAATTCCAGCAATACTAGTTAACCTAGGGTGTTTTGAGTGATCGCAGGGTATAGCTATTAACAATATGCTTGAGTTATTGCAATCTTCTGCAAATGTACTAAAATCTTGTGATGTTTCTATAACTTTCATTTAGTATAATATAATAAAAATTATTGAATCGAAAAAATTTATTTGCCTTTAATTGAGTTATAAATATTTTGTGGGGTTTGCCTCATCCTTTTTTCTTCTATTTTTGGAGGATTTATATATGCTATTGGTCTTAATAGTCCGTGAGGTTTATTAGTGTGATATTTTCCTTTCATTATACCAGATTCTGTATGTACATGGTAGTGTCCTTTATATGGTACTCCATCTTCATCTTCAAATTCTAAACCGTCAGTATATTTATTTTCTTCTTCAAATGGTTTTGCAAATTGCATCAAGTCAAGAAAAAACGAAGATAATTCTGGAATAGTGTCTTCTATTATTTCAACAGATCTCCTATTTGTATCAATTATTCCATATTCGTCTATTGCTGCCTTGATATACCTATCAAATATGGGCCCTTCTATTTTCCATTTTAACTTTGCCGTTTCATATAATTTGTGATGTGGGGTTTTTTTCTTTAATATCATTTGGTGTTGATCTTCATCCACCTCAAATATTTCATTACTTGGTAAATACTGTGCAACAAACCTAAACATCCAGCCCCTATCTTCATCTTTTTGGGTTATCATAGTTTGACCACTTATGACACCGTCAAAAGGTTTTGCATAGTCGTCATATTTTAATTGGTTATATTGAAAGTTTTGGTTTATTCTAGATATAGGTACTAGTGGGGATTTCCAAGAAGATTTAGTTGCTTCAGCACCTTTATATGCTCTACCATGAATCATGTGGTATGAACCCCTATATGCATTTATATTTAGTTTTTTAGGATCAGCAAATTCTCCCCCTTTAGTGTACAAATTAGATTGTATTCCTGGTCCCTTTTTAAATCTAGATATTACGTACATATATTATTATCCTGTAGCTTTTATTCCGTTTGAAGTAAACAGTCGGCCTGGTTTATCTTTAAATTCGTTTCTAACATTTTCTACTCCAGCATTTTGGTAGCCTTGAACAAATTGTATATCATTGTAGTCGTTTAAGTCTTCTTCTTTAACTGCTGAAAAATATTCTTGGTTCCAACCATAAGGTACTTTACCAGTTTTTGCATCTTGCATTAATGATTGTATTTCACTTGGCCTGTAATATAGTTTACCACCTGAACTTCTACCTGCTCCCTTTATCATCTTCTTTGTTATATCTCTACAAGTTTGTGTCATCATAGGTAAAACAGCATGTTTTATCCAACCAGACATCATAGCTTTTACACTTCCACCTTGGTTCTTTTGCCCAAGAACTACATTTGTTCCTCCTTTACCGTCTTTCCATTTATTCCAAACATCCATACCACCTGGTCCTTGCCATGCAGCATATGGTTGGTCTTCTCTAAAGAATTGCATGTGAGTATCTACCCACAATCCAGGAGAATCATTGGATCCTGGTTTAAGATCTACATCTTGATTTTCTGAAATTCCTGAAGATCTGCCATATTCAAATCTGTTATTTTGTTGATAAGATTTTTTAGCCTTTAGCTCTTTTTTCTTTTTACCAGTTATTTGTGAAACATCTTTTACAGTTGCACGCCTATTAAGCATTGCACCAGTAAATAAATTCATAGTACCAGACAAGTTTTTTGTAGGTATACTTGATGGTGGGTACATTTGAGTAAATGCAGGTTTACCTGTTTGAGAATCTATTCCACTCCATAGGTAAAAGTCAGTAAAGAAACAATGTTTTTGATGTCTTCTAAATTCATAGTACCACTCAAATTTTATTTCTGGCCTTGGCCAATATGTTATAGTACCTGATTCAAGTGTTTCTCCAAGTGGGCCCCAATCATCACAGTCTTCCTCTTCTACTTTGTCTTCAACAACAACGTCTTCTGGTGGATTTTTTTCTTCTTCTATATTTTCTGTATATCCAGGTTCTTCAATCGGTACATCGTCCTTACATTCACCATCACCACCTTCTTTTTCTCCATCACCGTCATTTGGGTTTTGTTCGCAACAATCTTCTCTAAACTCACCGTCTGCACATTGACAACCTTTTTTATCAGGGTCTGTTTTTTCTACTTCTTCTTTTGTTATTACTGGTATGGTACCTTCCTCTCCTTCAGATGCAGAATTACAACAATCTTCATGATGGGTACCATCTTGACAAGGGCATTTTGCTTTTGCCAATTCCATATCTGAATCTGTATCTAATTCTCCAGGAGGGATAGTATCCATTTTTACTGCAGTGACTGAATCCCTGTCTTGTGTTTCTTCTGTGTTTTGGTCATCATCTACATCTATATCTTTAACAGTTATTATTTCATAGTCAACTACATCAGCTGTTGTAGGAACTATATCTGTTGGTAATTTACCCTGATTGCTACCACAAGATGTATATGTTTTACATTTTAATGGGCGCATTACACTACCAAGAGTTGTTTTCCAACCATCATCACTTATTTCATGTTCTACTTTGGTTATTTGAAATGAAAAGTTTTTATACCTAGTTGGTATAGGGGTAGAGTTTGTAAATGAAAACATATTTCCCCACTTTATTCCAGATATTCCGTCTATAGTCAACCCAACCTTAAGTGGTATTGTTATTGTGTGATCTTCATTATGAAATGCTGCAACAGCAACACCATCCTTTGTTGGTAGTGCTTGGTCGGGATTAGCAGTATTTAAAAGTTTTCTCATGGCAGTTACCATACCTTCACTTGCGTCTGCGGTTACCTTATTAGCTAATTCTTCTGCACTTTTAAAATAGCCACTCCATGCAGAATCAGTTGCATTTCCATTATGTCCAGTCGCTTGATTACAACAATCTACTTCTGGTTCTTGACCTTTAGAATCTCTAAGACCTATTCCGGCTAGGACTAAATCTTGTATTCCAGCACCCCATGTACTGTATTCAGAAGAACCTTTTCCACCCATTGGTTGTGGGCTTTTTGTGACATCTGAATTTTGATGTTTATTACTACCGTACATTACTACAGCTGCCATTTTTGAATCTATATCTGTTTCTATAGATATATCTCTACATATAGATTTTCTACCTATACCATCAAAATGAAAACCATTTATTTTATCACTAGGTGTTTTCATATTTTGGTCTATTACCCGTACAATTTGAGGATTATCTGGATCAGGACAAATTACTAGGTCCCAGTGGCCACCACAAGCATCTTGAATTCCTTGTAGTAGTTGATCCAGAAATTCATCTAAAGTTTTAGCCTCATTTGCGACCTCTTCTATAAATGCTAAATTTAACATAATATTACTAATCAAACCTTCACCTGATGAGCCTGGACCATTTGTACCTGGTGCTTTAGGGTCAAATCGCTTAAAGTTTTTCATAAGTTTATCTGTTGTTTTAGATACGTTATCGTCTGCTAAGTCTTCTTGTAGTTGTTTTTGTGTATCTTTTTGGGCCGCAGTTGCTTTTTTCTTTGCATTACCATAGTCTACAGTTACCCCGTCCTTTAATGAAACAGATATACTCTTTACTAATTCAACAACATATGTTTTTGCATAGTCAGCAACACCACCAAGCCAGGCCATAATATTTCCTATTCCTGTTTGTCTTATTTTGTGTAATTTCCAGTGTTCTTGGCCAGGAAGCATACATTTTGTTGGATCAGCTGACATTAAAAATGTTGAGTTTCTTAAAACACTACCCCTACTATCAAGTGCATATGGAATATCACTTTTTCTAGGGTGTTTATCTATATTTGCTGAATTCTTATTATATATTGATGTCCATGATTGAGGATTGTCGACTGTTTTTTTATTACCACACTTATCTACTCCTGGCTCTGATTGGGCCGTATCTTTTTTTCCTGCTGAAGAACCTAATGCATATGCCGGAGCTAACTTTCTATTTATTATATATTCTTCAAAATAATCCCAAGTAATATAAAATTCTAATTCTGCATTCGTTGGTTCTGATGAGAAAAATGAACCGAGCCAATCCATAAAACCTATTTCTTTATCAAATAAAGCGGCCATTCCTATGTATCCATTACCAGCTGCATTTTTATTTTTGTGAGGTTCTGCACTATCCCATGTATCTGCTAGGGTTTGTCTTAAAAAGGCCATTGGTTGTTCTATATTTGGCCTATGTACTTTTCCTTCATCTCCTGCTGTATCTGCCGTTTCAGGGTCTTCATCACACCCACTATGCATTGTTGCAGTTTCTATTGGTGTAGATAAAAATGTTGTTCCTTTTGAAATTAAGTCTACCTTACAATCAAATCCACCAAATTCATTTATACTCCAATTAAAATTAGAAACCATTCCACGTATTGCATCATAACAATAGTGTTCTGTTGATTGTTTACCACGTATGGTACATGATAGTTCAGAATCTGTTAGACTTACGGATGTTTGTGACTTACCTAAGTTTGTTCTAACAACTGATCCATGTGAATCAACGTTCCAACCCCATTCTACTAACACATGTTTTCCAAGTGTCATTAAATGTCGTTCATATTTAATAAGGTCTTTATCTGACCAAACAGTAAAATTGACTATAGCCTTTTTTATTCCACCTAAAGTACCTTTTTCTTCTATAGAAACAGATTTTACGCCAGCTTTTGGGGTATTTCTACGACTTCCTCCAGTATCTGTGTCTCTTTGTGGTCCTAATCGATTTCTTGTATTTATATTATATGTACTTTCTAAACCTTGTAGTGATCCACCAAATAATATATGCTTTTTTCTTAAACTTTCAGGAGAAGATTGCTGATTATCGTGTACACAAGGAGATACTCTAATCCAAGGAATTCTCGCATGTGACCATGGACCATAACCATCGGGTATAATCTTTGCTCGTCGGCATAATTCTTTTCTTACGCCAGGGGCCATATCGTTTCCTAATAAAGACACTTAATTCTCCTTTACTATAAATATAAAACAAAAATGAATTTTATTATCTTCTAAACTCATTAAAATTTCTATAGTCTTCTATTATTTGGGTAATATCTCGAGGTATTCTTAATTTTGTACCAGGTTTAACGGCAAAACTACCTTTGCCTATATTATTTGCAGTTGCTATAATCCACCATAAACTAACATCACTATAAAATTCAAATGCTAAATTATCTAATCTATCACCAGCCCTAGTCCTTATATATGAGTCACTATCTTGTAGTGCTATTTTTGGGCAAAAAGAAGTTCTATGTTTTATGGTTTTAGTTATTTTTTCTATTATTGCTGGTGTTGGTGAGTATCTTCTCATATTATTCTCCGTTAGCTACTGGTGCTGATTCACCTCGTCCAAAATTAGAATTTACCCCATTAAAATAATTACTAGTTGACTTAAGTATTGCAAGTCCTACTTGTGATGGGAATTTTTTGTCTTCTGTTGGAGTTTTAAATGCTCCAGTATTAGGGTCATAGTTTTCAGTTTCATTAAACATTATTTTACAGCCCATACTAACCTCTAGATATAGTGGTAATTGTCTACCTGGATCTATATCCCATGGAGAGCTATCAGGTATACTTATATCAAAACTATCACAAACAACTGGTGTATCTACAAAATAATTTCCTATTGTTAATTTTAGCATTGGTCCAATGGGTAAATTTCCAGATGTATATCCTGGAGATATAGACTGCATTAGCCTGTTTAATCTTTTATATTGTGCATCTAGTTCTTGCCTAGTCATAGCATACATTTTAAAACTAAATTTAGTCTCTCTAGCTATACTCTTAAATAAATATGATGGGGTTGTTCTACCAACATAACCTACATCTTCAAAGTTTGGAGTTAAAGTATCAGTAAAGTCTGTTAGCATTGCTCTAAATTGAATTGCATTTCTACTTTCTTGGAATGTTTTAAATTGAAATAATATTAAGTCTGGAAATTCTGTTGCTGTTGGGTTACCATCTATAACTACTTCGTTTAGAGCATTTACAGGTTCTGGCATACCAACCGCATTTCTTCCAACAGCTTTATCGTTTAATCCTAAATCAGCTAGTCTATTTGACCTATCTACCCCTACCCTACCATAGTCTTCATTAAATCTAGTTACTCTATCCTCATTATTCCATGCAGGGCCTTCTCCTGCATCTCCACCATTTGGTTGTTGAAATATTCTCTTTGCTATTCCTAAATCTATGTCCGTATTTGAGAAAGTAAATTCTCTAAAGTCATTTAATCTTTTTGTTTGTGATTGTATTTTTCCTATTTTATCATATGCAATTGTTTCATATCTGTGGCTAAGACCAGTTTCATAATCTTTTGCACCTAATTTATCCCTTAAAGATGGAGATTCTCTACCACTAGTATTTGCATCATCTCCGGGTCTATGGTGCATTAACCCAATTTGTGGGGCTACTTCTGACTTAAATCCTCCTTCCTCATCTTTATTATCACTATATCTATTACCTTCTTTGGGTGTCCAACCATTGTTTCCAAAATTTGGATTTAATGCCTGGGGGTTTGCCGTATTAACTAATTTACTACCTCTTTCTTTTTCAGGTACATTTGCCCAAGATGTTGTTAAAGAAACAGAATCTCCATGGGTACCAGTAAGGTTTGTGTGTTGTCCTACACCAAAACCTACATTTGACCTAAATATTCTTGTACGACCAATACCATAAACTGAATGAGGACCAAGTAGTCCTGAAAGAACATCTATTTTTTCTCGGCTAGGTGTTAATTTTTGTAGTTGTTTTTTTGTCCACTTTACAGCTTTTGCAAAAAATCCTGTTCCTTCTGTTTTTGGCTTTGCTGCATCCATTGTATCACTATCAAAATATCCTGAACCTAATTCACTAGCCAAAGCATATAATCTACTCTTAGTTCTAGTTAATCCTACACCGTATACTGTACCCTTTGTATAATTATCTCTACCTATTTCATTTACACTTTTTTCATAGTGGGTACCGTCTCCTTCTAGTGGGCCCAATCCATGTCTTACCAAATGTAATCCTGCGGCATTTGTTGCTACTTGCGCTATTGTTGATAAACCAAGAGGATAAACTCTAGTTCTTGATAATCCTAATATTGTGGCACCTTGCCATTTTGGATTGGATAGTTGCATTCCTACATTTTTGGCTATAAATATTAGTCCATTTGGACTTAACATATATTGACCTATTCTTTCAACGTCTTTTAATGCTCTATTTAGTGAAGTACCTACTCCACCTCTAACAGCAGTGTCACCATGTATAGGTCCTGGTCCATCACTAAATAAACTCCAGTTAGAACCTATATCTCTAGTTATATATGGTTGTGTTCCGTAAAATCCTGAATTAAATGCCTCATCTTGTAATGGCAGGGAGTTATATAAATCTTCTACTGTAGTTTTAAAGTTTCCTACTAATTGAATATTATCAGCTGATCTATTTGTAAATCTAGTTTTTCTACCAGTTACATTTCCTCCATGCCTTACATTGTATGCTTGACCTATACCATCTGCAGATCCTGGGGATGATGGAACCTGTGTTTTGTCCATTATACTTGGGTAAATTGAGTCTGTAAAGGTGTACGATTGAAACGGGGATGGTTCAACAGGATAATTATATGGTTTAGGAAAAGATACACCTTTAAAATCTGAAATATTATCCATATGTATTTTATTTAAAATAAATCCATTTGCTTTTGCATTTTGAATACCGTCAACTGGCTCACCTATTTTTGAATTATATATAGAACGATTCCATGCCCATATTTGGCCACCGCCATTAGCTACATCATTAAAGTTAAACGTCATATTTCCAGGTAAACCACTAATACCAGTAAAATCTGATGGAGATAAATGGTGTTTACCAGGTACAAATCCAGTAGCATCAACGTCATTAAAGCCGTTCCATATTCCTAATATACCTAATCCTTGATTTCCTGTATGACTATACGTAAATGTTCCATTGGTTGGACCTCCACTTATACCTACAAATTGAGTAGTTGTCATTCCACCTGTAAAACCTAAAGCATTTATATTTGGTTGTCCATCAACAAGAGTTAATAAACCTACACCATGATTAGGATTAGACATATTATTTGCTACTGAAGGGGCTGTTCCTAGAGGATTACCCATATTATTTGTTACTGAAGGTGCTGTTCCTGGTGGATTGCCCATATTATTTGCAACTGAAGGCGCCGTTCCTGGAGGATTACCCATATTATTTGATACTAAAGGTGCTGTTCCTGGAGGATTACCCATATTATTTGATACACCTAATCCAGAATTTACTGGAGCAATCATATTATTTGACACAGTTATTCCAGCATTTATAGGTCCAACCATATTATTTGCTACATTAGCACCAATTAAACCAGTATCAAATGTTGAAATAAAATTAAATACGTTTGTATTTTGTGTTGTAAAGGATGGTATAAAGCTAAAACCAGCTGGAGATATTCCTACTTTATCTGGGGTTGTTGGTAATGCAAACACTTCAATACCTGATTTTTCTTGAACAGCTGCTAATTTTTCAGGATTTTGCAATGCTGCTATAAAATCGTCTAGTGGAGTTTGGTTTAAAAACCCTTGTTCTATTGGAGAAGTATTATCAAACTTTGTTCCTCCTGCAGAATATGGCGTTATATCACCCATAGTAGAATATTCACTACCATTTTTTGAATAGTAATCGGCTAGGTTTGTAGTTTGAAACTTTTTTAATTCTTCTGCCATATTATGTTCTCGCTAATCCTTTTGCCATGTGTAGTACCTCTCCAACTTTTCTACCATCCATGTTTATTACGCCTGGTTGCTGTATTACTGCAATTAACTGATCTAATTTAGCTATTACTTCTTGGTTTCCTGTTCCTTCTTTTGACTCTCCTGCGGGTTCTGAACTTTCTTCACCTCCACCACTAAACGCTCCAAGTGCTCCCATAGTTCCAACAATTCCACCGAGTAATAACAACGTTGGCATTAGTGGCATAAGGGCATATAGTGCTGGTACCATAAGTAATAATCCTCCAGCAAATGCAGCAAAACCAGCACCCATTAAAAACATTCCTTGTCCAGCTGCTGATAGAGCAACTAATGCTGGCGCCATTTCAGAAAGTATTGGGGCTAGTTGACCAAGAACTGGAATCATACCTGAAACAAATGATAGTGCTAATAATCCAAAGGCAAGTGGTATAAGGCTTGCACCAAGTAAGGCAAGGCCAGGACCAATGAGTAGTAAGTTTCCTCCAGCTGAAGCTAATTGAGATAATGCTGGTCCTAATACTGCCATATGTTCTCCTAATACACCCAATAAAGGTATAAATGAAGCAGTCATTGCCAGTGCTAATAAACCAAAAGAAAAAGGTATAAGACTTGCACCAAGTAATGCTAGTCCAGGACCTATAAGAAGTAAATTTCCTCCAGCACCTGCTAATTCTGCTAATGCTGGTCCTAATACTGCCATATGTTCTCCTAATACACCTAATAAAGGTATAAATGAAGAAGCCATTGCAAGAGCTAATAAACCAAGAGAAAAAGGTATTAAACCTAATCCTATTAATCCAAGAGCCGGTCCTATTGCTAATAAACCTGATCCAACAGCACCTAGTGCAGCTAGATTTGGCGCTAATTGAACCATTAAATCTGAAAATTGTAAAGCTGTTCCTATTACTGGTGCTAGTAAATACATGGCGGCCGCGAATCCTAGTGTTCCTAATCCAAGTAAAGCCATACCTACTCCGGCTAATGCCAGTAATGGTGCAATCACGGCCAAAGAAACTATTCCAGACATAGTTCCTTCTACATCTACACCCTTTAACATACTTAGGGCTCCTGCAAATGGTATTATGGCTATTCCCAATAATGCAATTGCAGCTGCTCCTGCGGCAAATGCAACTGCACCTACACCAGACATCATTATAGATCCAATAACTAGTGCGGCTGCAGAAAGTACTATAATTGCGGCAGCCATTGCAATTATGGCTCCAGCGTCTACTCCAGCTAAAAGACTAAATGCAAATGCTGCAGGTATAAGTGCTATTCCAAGAATGGCCATTGCTAATGCACCTTGTATGACTTGTGAAGACATGTTTCCTATTAAAGCAGCTGCTAAACCTAATACAATAAGTATAGCAGATCCCATAGCCACGCTACTCCAATTTATACCATCCCCAAATTGTTGTGCAGCTTTTGCAAAAACAAACATTGCGGCAGCTATTATTAACATTCCTGCAGCTGCTTTTAAGGCAGATTTTACATTAAATCCTTTACCAGGAGTTCCACCACCTTTACTAGGTTTTGATTGTTTTTGTTTTTCTTTAGTAATTGATTTTTCTAAAAATAAGTTTTTTGTTAAACCTACACCTTTTGCAGCTAGTTGTCCTATTGCTACTAATCCTGTTGCAATACTTGCGGCCAGTGTTGCATTTTCAGCAGTTAATATTGAATCATTATCTTTTAGTATTTCACCTGTTTGATTATAATGCTCTTTTTGTGCTGCAGTAAGTCCTTCTAATTTGGTTGCATTTTGTAGCATTTTTGCTAATTCTGTTCTAGTCATACCTACAGATTGAGCGTATGCTTCTTGTTCTATACGAGTCATATTAGTAAATTGTTCGTAGCTACCTAATTGTTTTACTAATTCTTTAGTCATATCAATAAGATTATTTGCATTTGCTAATTCTCTGGCTCTATTTAGATTTATAGATTTACCAGTAAGAACCTGTGCTTGCATTTCTGCCTCTATCGATGACTCTATGTTTAATAGTCCATCAGCTATGCTGGCAATTTCTGACATAGACATACCTAATTTTTTAGCTGCTACCGCAGTCATTGCCATTGCTCCAAAACCGTCTTTACCTGCAGCTGCAAATTCACCAGCATTATTAGCCATTTCTTGAACAACTACACCGGGTGCAACTTTGTTTGCCTTTGCCAGAGCAACAGCTTGGTCTAACATTGCATCTGCTGCCTGTTGACTGTGTCCAGCCATACCTGCCATTATTTTATTTAATTTTGCTGCTGATTGTGTAGCTACTCCAAATCTTTTTGACATAAAAACAACTGAATCTGTTGTTTCCATAGTTACTTTTTCAACACTATAACCTAGTTGGAGTAATTCTTGTTGGGCATCAGTAACATCTTGAACTGCTACACCCATCATTGAATATTTAGCTGCTGTTATATTTGCTGATGCCTGTAGTTTTGCTGCACTTGCATATCCTATACCTACTTGTTGTGCAAAATCTCTAGCTGCTTTAGCCATTTCAAATAATTTATTCGCTATAAATGCAAATGCTGCTTGGCCATTAGTAAATATTCCTATATATTTTTGTGCACCTTTTTGTATATCACCAATAACTCCTTCTTGACTTTTAAGGGTATCATTTTGGGTCATTAACCTATCACGCATGGTTTCACCAGTAATAAGCTGTTTGTCCATTTCCTCATTTAATTCTATGGCCTTATCAACTTGCTCCGTCATAATCTTTTGTATTTCTTCTTGAGCTGCTTTTTGTTCTACAAGTTTACTAACTATATCGCCATATCCAGCACCAGTCTCTTCCATTGCAGCTATTTCTGCTGCATGTTCTTCATTCATTGAAGTAAGTAATTCCTCTTGTTGAGAATATAGATCACCTAACTGTATTGCTCCAGTTTGAAGGTCTTTCATCATACCTGATTCAATACTTGCCAGGCTGGTTAAGGCCTGAGAAGTACCTAATCTTCCTTCTTCAGCTGTTTGCCTAGCTTTTGCCGCAAGAGCTGCTGATTGGTCTAAATCTGCAATAGATTGTGAAAAGATTTTATTTTCTTTCTTTTCTTTAGTGATGCTTTTTTCAAGACCCGAGATTTTTTGCAATAGTGCCAACTGCTCTTTTTGAGCCTTTGTAATTGCATCGTAATATCCTTGAGTCTTTTTATTGGCCACCTGTTATTTTCCTATATTCTATCTAGATTATCTTGGTAGTCGTATTTTTTCATCCTATCTTTAAGATCGGCTAATGCTCCTTGTAAAATTTTATCTTTAGCTAACTTTTTCATGGCGCGTTTTTCTATGGACACACCCATTTTTTTAGTTAACCATGATATTAGGTCAACAGCTATATTGTCTTCTTTAAGTGTTTGTTTGATTTCCTTTCGGACTGCCTTTCTTACTTTTTCCTCATTGGTCATATGTAATCTCCTTTGATTTTGATTCATATATAAATATCAAAGAAGTTGGCTTTTTATCTTCGTTTTGCCCCTTTGTTAGCCTTATCCATCTCTTCTTTTTCTGCTTTTTTAGCTGCAAGAAGTTTATCCCAATAGAATCTTCTAAGGGCTACCGGCATATCATATAGGTCAGCCCATTGAAAACCCCCTTGGGAATGGTATGCCATCTCAAATAGCATTTGGTGCAGAATGGGCCTATATTCAGGCCCTAGGCCAAAAAAACTGAACGGACATTGGTAGGGTTATTTCATTTTCCTCACCAGTTGATTCACTATAATAGTTATATGTTAAATCTATATCAGGCGACATAGCTTCAATATGTTCTCTAAAGGCTAAAGAGTCTCTAGACAAAAACTCATTTTCTACAAAGTTTCTTATTTTTATAGGGTCTGTGTCTCCATCTACAGATAGTATCATTTTTTTAAGTCTAGTACTTAATTCAGGCTTTACTCCTGCAAATCCACCTTTAAAAGATTTTTTCTGTCTTTTTAATTCGTCTTGTACTGATTTTTCATCACCATGACAAAGTAGTCTAAATTCAATAGTTCTTTTTGCTGCTGGTAAGTTAAACACAAACTTATTTTCTCCAGCCTCTAGTCCATCAATATTAAAATCTTTGTATTCAAATTGGGTAAGGTCTACTATTTCTTCTTGTTTTTCACCAGAATTAGGATCTGTTAATTCTACCTTATATTCTTTACCATAAGCAAGAATTCTTGCTGCTACCATTATAGCGTTTTTGTCTCCAACAAGTAGGTCATTGTAATTTATAGGTGAAACTATAAGTGAACGCAATAATCTATCAATAACAGTTCCATTTTTAATAAGGTTTTGAGATGTAAGAATATCTTCTTCTTTTGCAGTCATATATTTTACATCTACACTACCTTGAGATAATACACTTCCTTGAGGATATAATATACCTTTAGATGGTAAATCTATAGTTTCTGTTGGAAACTTGTATTCACTTTCTTGTTTAACGTTTTTAGTTGGTGCTTCACTAATAACTTTACTTTTTAGTTCTTCATTAGATAATCTATCCTGATCTGGATAGTCTGGATTTACTACTTGGGACTTTGCCATAACTTTTCTCCTATTTTGTGTTTTTTAACTTGTAACATATATAAATATATATTCCCGCAAAAAATAAACAAAAAAAGACCCAAACATTTGTAAGGGTCTTAATTTTATTGAATATAAAGATGTATTAGTATTGTAATATCCAGTAATCACATCTAATAGATACTGTTATTTCATTAACAGCAGCTGTTTGGGTCCAATCTATAGCGCCAAAATCTGCACCAGTGATCAATGCACCTTTACCAGTCCATTCTTCTACTTTATCTCCTACAGGTCCAAGTACATTAATTGTTATATCTTTCTTATAAAAGTCAGCATAACCATCTCTACCTGTTACTGATTCGTGGTGTAGTCTTACCCACTCCATTACTGCTTGTGCACCTGATGGTACAATTGGGTCATAAAGTACAATATCAATTGGGTCCCAAGTTGTTTTACCTTTTACATATCTTGAAACGTTTATATGTTGTAATTCAACCTCTTCAGTCACTACCTTTGGTCTAGCTGCTGTCTTAATAAGATATGCAGGTATTCCATCAATATAGAATATAAATCTATTTTGTTGTTTTGGCTCAAAGGCCGTGAACATAATTTCACTTGGGTCTACTAAGTTTGCCATTTATTTTTCTCCTCTATATATAAATATCGTCATCTTTTAATAATTGTTAAATTCTATTCTTCAAATGATGCACCAGTTCTCATTATGTTGAAGTCTACAATGATGAATTCAGCAGCTTTTGCAGGCTGTAAGAATATTTCACCTTTCATTTGGTTTCTATCAACTACATCTGGAGTATTATTTGTTTCATCCATTACAACTTTAAAGGCATATAAACCTTGTTGCTGTTGTACTGTTTCTAAATAAGGGTTAACAATATTTAAGAATCTATTTCTAGTTGCTGTTGTGTTTTGTTCAAATACAAGATATTTTGTAGATGAAGCAATAAATTTCTTAAGTTTTATCAATAATCTACGAACATTGATTCTATCAAGTGCTGAAGATTTTGTTTGTAAGGTTTTTTGGCCCCAAATACATACTCCAACTGAAGGGAATACTGCAATAGGATTAACTTTACCTTCATATAAATCATCTCTTTCACCATGAGTTAATCTTGTATATACGTCAGATACTTGAGCTAAACTTCCTCTATTAAGACCTGCAGGAGCAAACCAAGGGAATGCAACCTTATCATTAAAGGCGATTACACCAGGTACTACTACGGATGGTGGAACCCATAAAAATTTATTTACAGTTGCATCAAGTATTTTTACCCATGGGTAATATTGTGCACCGTAGTTTGTATCATATAAATCAGCTTGAGCAACTGCTGCAGTGATTGAGTCTCCTTCAAGAGAATTAACACCATCAAATACAAAGAATGCATCACCTCTGTCTTCACAAACCTCGATACCTTTTGTAATTATATTTGAAGCATTCTTAGAAAGAATACCTGGCATAACAATCATGTTAATATCTATTTCATCAGGATTAGATACAGTATCTAATGCTTTTTTAAATGCTTTATATCCACTACCAGCAGTTGAACTAAAGTTAAATCCAAAACTGTTTCCTGGTGCTAAGTCTTTACCTAGGTTAACAGGCATTGCAGGATTAACTCCATCAAATCCTCCTTGGAATGCAAGAGTAAATCTTTTAGCGTGTAATGCTGAACCTGTAGTTACTGTTGAACCAGAGTTAACACAGTTTTCTAACTTAAATGCTGCATTGTATCCTATGTTTGCAGTATCACTTAATGGAGCAAGATAATATTTCATTCCATTATTAAGAATTGTTTCATTAAAGTTAAATCCATAATATGTTTTAGTATCAGTCATTAAACTTCTAGACGTTACTAATGCTGCAGGAGGATAAGCTCCATATAAATTAGCTTGGTATGGCGATAAATATGCTTCGTGTGCGAATGGAATTATTTGTGGGGAGTATATTGCATTTCTTACTCTTTCATCTACTTCAACTCTTACATATTTAGACATATTATCATAGTCACCAGCAACTACTAATTTACTATCTGTACCGATGTCTTGGTAGTATTTATATTTATCACCAATTCTTCTAGCTATGTAGTTTGGAGAATTTGGATCTAAATTACAATTAGCATATGTTTCTAACGTAACTACCTTTGAATCTGTATCGTCAAATTTTCTAATAAGTACTGTAAAGCTTCCATAATCTTGTCCACTAATTGATCCAGCAGATTTAATTGCAGCAATACTTATTTTTGCCATTTTATTGGACCCATTACCGTGAGATAATGTATGGAACTTAAATAAAGGATCGTTTGTACCTGCACCAACAGTTTGAGATGTTACCCATGGAGTGCATGCAGCAACATAAGATTTACCAGATGTAGAACTATTTGTTCCAGTACCAGCAGAACTTGCAACTGCGTTATAGCTTACAGCATGTGTAGATGCTGAAGCCTTTGTAAATCCATATCCACCACCAACATTATCTGCCGAAGCACCATATGATTGTGAATTAAATAGTGAGTGTATGTAAAAAGATCTTATGTATGTTTCAACACCAGTTTCAACACCAGGAATATATGCTCCTGGCTCCATTGGTAATTGATTTTCAAAATAATTTGCGTTTGCTTTATCAAATGACCAAGTAGAAGCTACTGCAGTGTGCCATGTAAATGTTGCAACACCGTTACCAGTTAATGAATTACTTAAGTCTCCACTTCCAGTATTTTCTGCACCACCTGCAAATGTTTGAGCAGCTGTTGTGCCACCTTGGGATGATGTAGCTAATGTTATTGTATTACCAGCTAATCCAATTGCTGATGCTGATAATTGTAAATTAAAGTGGAAAGGTGATACTGATTGAGATGCACCTAAAGTTGCAGTTATTCCCAAATTAGATTGTACACCTTGTAGTTGAGTCACAAAAGATAATAAAGAGTCTTCATTATTTCCTGCAGAACTAGATAAGAAATATACTGTTGATGTTGAACCAGCAGAAGTATTTATATCATTAGTTACTGCATTTAAGTTTACAGTATCTAAACCAATAAATCTATATCTTAAATCATTAGAAGAAGTTAATTGGAAATATACACTTGGTCCAGAGGATGCTAAGTCACCAGGAAATGCTAAAGATCCTGAATCTAATAATACAGTTTTTATTGCAAATTGTCCACCAGCAGTTTCACCAAATGAAATTGCCGAACATTCTTGGTCTGGATCGTCTGCTGTAGCGTGTAAAACAGCTAATAAGTGTTTATCAGTATTTGCAGTTGCAGCTGAGTTTGAAGCAAATGTTGTAGAACCAGAAGCATATACAAATACTTGTTTAGTATTTTCATATCCATCTAATCCAAGAACTCTTACTATCGTAACAGCCCCTGCGCTTCTAATATATTCTTTAACTGTAAATGGAACATAAGTTCCTTGGGTTGCACTTCCAAACTGTAATTCAAAATCGTTCATAGAACGTATTACGGTAGGTTGAAAAGCCGGTCCTCTTTCTGTTCTACCTATAATTACAGCACCAATTTCGCCTATACCAGCTGGTAAAAATGAAAGGTCGTTTTCCTGTGTAAAAACACCCGGGCTAACAATTCTTTCTGCCATGTTTTATTCTCCTCTGTATATTTTATTGAGATTATACTAAATCTTTTGTTTCTCTATATATAAATATCACCGTAAACGCCAAAGTTATTCTACAGGAGTAAAAATTCCTGTTTCTATATCTAAAGTCCCTTTGCCATATTTATCATTAAGTTCTTGCGCAAATTTAATTTCTTTTTCTCTATTATTGTTAAACATTGACTCAAGTTCTATGCGCTCTTTTAGTAATTGTTTTTCTTCAAAATGCAATTGTCCTATTCGCAAAGTTGTATTATCATATACCTGTTTAATATTGGATATAGATTTTAATTCTTCTTGAGTAAACTTTTTAATTTTACTTTCTTCTGTTGTTGAAACAGCTTTTTCTGCTCTGTGTGTTGCTAATTTATCAGCAATTTCTTGTTCTTTGTTCATTTTATAACTCCCTTATTTTAATCATTAATATTAACCCACCCAGGATTATTATTATTACTGTTGTCTGGGTTGGTATCTACATTTGGTAGGTTTTGGTTTGCTAAATTTGAGTCTGGTATTTGTTTTGTTATTAAATTACCAGCTCCGTCGTAAACTTCATTTAGATCATTAACTACGGTAACGTCAGTAGTAAATAAATTTACTTCTGCTACTCCATAGTGTGTTTTATTAAATTGTGTCATATCTTTTTGTAAATTATTAGGTATAATGTATCCAGACATGTTTAGTGTAAAGTTAGCCTTAGACATTCTATCACTCCCTTGTACTAAATCATTTTGTATATCAAAAGAATCAAGGGTTGCTAAAAACTTAAATGCATTTGGTTTTCCCCAATATGCATCTGAGGCGTAATTTATATCTTCAATTATTTTATTTTGGTGTTGTATAAAATCTGTCCAGATTATACATTCATATGATAGTGTGACATAGTCAGGAATTACTACACTGTGAAATTTTCTAGAAGGTTTTCTACCAACTAGTACATCGAAATTATCATACCTATTTGTTTGATTGTATTGTGTTTCAAATGTGACATGTAAATTTGGTGTATTAGCATCTAGTTTTTTAGATAAATTTCTATTTTTTTCAACAGATGTTCTTCTATACATTATTAAAGGCAATTGAATCTTACCAGTTTCATCCCTAAATACACCCGATTTTTGTACGCTTGACCATCTTTCTGGAGAACCATATACTATTGGCACTCTAATTTCACTTTCTCCATCTTTTACTCTCGGTTGAATAATATTTTCAAAATAATAATGAATTGCTTCATCTACATCATATAGTCCAACCGTAGGTTCCTTGAATGAATCATTTCCCCTATCTATTTGTTGAGAACGTATATTTGATATGTATTTTTTATCTGCCATTATTCGTTATATAATCCGTATTTGTATCCTGCTCTTATATTATCTAGTTGAACTCTACTTTTTCTACTTTGGTGTCCTGAACAAATTATTGAGAAGCTAGATCCAAACTCTCCTCTATCATTACTTAATAAACCTTTATCTGTTTCAGGATCTTTACCAACAACAAATTGATTTTCTACTACTGCATCTAATTCCCAATAGATATTATTCCACCAAATAGTATCTCCAACCTCTAAAACTACATTTGAAGCTGGTGTACCAATACTTCCAGCAGGTAATAGGTCATCTCTTAAAAATGAAAACTTAGCAAGTTGATTGACATCAACACCAAATTCGCCGCTATCCCATTCTTGATCTTCTACCTCAACTAAACAGGCAACTCTTACTCCTGGCTTATATACCTTATTTATAGATTCGCCATATAAATTAGTATCTGAATCATACACTGCTGATTTAAAAATATCAACCTCAATATCTATAATTTTATTTACTAATTCTCTACTTAGAGTTCTAAATAGACTTACATCTCTTGCGCTTCCAAATAATGCCATAATTTACCCTATGTATATTCCGTATGGTACTTTGTTTAGTGTTTCACCCATAAATTCTGATTCTTCTTTTTGTCTTTCTAAAAGATTTCTTCTAGATGAGGCCTCTAAGTCTTCTCTTAATTGAGATATTAAATTTTCTTTTTCTACAGCAGCTTCAGAACGTAGTGTGTCTCCATCTATATTAACTTCTGCTCCTGGAATAGGTATAGAACTATATTTACTTCTAACATTACCTAATAATTCTTTTACCAGTGCAAGTGTATATTTTCTAATCCATTGTTTTCCTGGATGATTGATATTAGAATATATCATATCATTATATGTTGCATTAGAAAAGTCGGTTATAGTATTTGCAATATTACCATTTTTTAGATTATCATTTCTTTCTGAAAGTAGTACATATTCTATCCAAATTTTATATGATGTTTTTGGATGTGGAAATACTCGCAATCTATTATTTCTTAGTTCAAAAGAATATGCTGATTTACGTATCTGGTCGTTAAACTCTATAGCCTGTACCCTTAATAAATCATCATACATTGGTAGCATTAAAAAGTTTACAGCTGGACTGTAATTTCCCCAACCAAAACCACCGAGCATTTGGTCAGTACCTTGTCCTGTTCCAACGTATGGATCAAAGAACCTTGTCATTGCAGGAGTACCTTGATAAAAAACCCTTTTTATTTCTATATTATTTGAGTCAGCTGATCCAGATTCTAAACTAAATACTGATGGATTTGTTAAATCGTACACTTGTTGGGAGGCTGTTAATTGTAGAGATGCACTATAATGAGTAGTATCTCCACCAACACCTGCTTCTGTTCCATATTTTTGAGCTAATGTTATTACTCGGCCGAAATTTGGTGTAATTTCTTGGTGTGTAAGATTACTACCAGTTGCAGTCCCTTTTAATGTTAGTAAGTTTTCCTTTATATTGTAATAGTTAACTTGACTACCATATTCAGTTACTGACTCTTCGAAACACGCAAAGAAATTTATATCTTGTAATTCAATATCTACTATAGGGTACCCCAATCTTTTAGCACACCATTCAGATGTCTTTTCTATATCAGTTTGAAAATCAGTATCAGTGTCATATAACCCAAAAGGTGTATCTCCTGAGAAAAATGAAGCTGAGCCTGGCCATATTGGTATGTGTTTTGCCATAGTTATCCCTTATTATCTATATATAAATATAGAAAAAGGCGCTAATAAATTAGGGCCCTTTACTTTATTTTATGCTTTATTATAGTACAACAAATGAAGCTGTGAACGGTGCGTTATTTGCAATTGCAAGACCGGTTTCATTGTGTATTTGAATTGACGCAGTTTGGGCTGCAATTACTGCTGCTGTTATTATAGAACCTGTAATAGTTCCAACAGTATTTCCAGTAATTCCACCCATTACAATTGAGCCTGCCTCTATTGACGTGTTTCTTAGCTCAAATTTTGCAAAGGTTCCATCATTAATTTGTGCTTGTGCTAGAGTTTTAAGTGTTACTCTAGGACCATTTATTGAATGGAAGGCTGCATCTACAGATGCACCATTAGTATTTGATATATCTAATTTTGTGTGTATTTGAGCTGTATCAATATAGGCTATTCCATCAACCCATAAATCTCTCCATTCAAAATATTGGTTTCCTAAGTCAAAATGGTTGTCCTTATGGGGAATAAATGATCCAGACATTTTAACAAAGTTTCGACCTGACAGAATCTGAGGATTGGGCCCACCTACAATATTTTCAGAAATTGGATTTATTTGAAATATATTAGAAGAACTAGCATAAGAATTATTCCATAGTTTTGTACTTGAACCTAAATCATGAGTTTGATGTAAATCAGGAATCATTGCTGCTCCTACTATTATAGGGCTTGATCCAGATAAATAACTAATAGAAGCTGAAGTAGCAGTTATAGATCCTCCAGACAAGGTATCAATGTATGCTGTTCCATCAACCCATAAATCTCTCCATTCAAAATATTGGTTTCCTAAGTCAAAATGGTTGTCCTTATGGGGAATAAATGATCCAGACATTTTAACAAAGTTTCGACCTGACAGAATCTGAGGATTGGG